GGCGTCACCTGCAGGCGCTTGACCGTCATCCCACCGTCGACGTAGGCGACGACGATGTGGCCGGAGCGCGCTTCCAGCGCCCGATTGATCACCAGCACATCGCCATCGTAGATGCCTGCACCGATCATGCTCGGGCCCTCGACCCGGGCGAGATAGACATGCGGCGTGCGCAAGTCGATCAGCTCATCGATGGAGAGCGTCAGCTCCTCGTAATCGGCCGCCGGCGACGGGAAACCGGCCGGCACACGGGTGTCGACGTACTGCGAAAAGACAGGGGACGGGCCAAGCTGGCCCAGAATGGTGGCGCGCATGGTACTGCTCTACGATTACTGTATATATACACAGTAAACAACGAGCACCGCACGCGGTCAATGTAGAGAGGCAGCTATCCGATAGCAGGCTGGAGGGGAAATGTGCGGACGCTTTAGCCAGTACCGAACAGCAGTCGAATACCTCGACGCGCTGCGGTATGACAAGCCGATAGAGGGCGGCATCGACCCGGAGCCGATCAACCGCTACAACGTGGCGCCACGGTCGCGGGTGATGATTTTCTTTGAGAGCGACAGCGGGCTGCGCATGGCCAAGCTGCCCTGGGGCTATCAGCCATTCTGGGCTGCTGGCAAGCGCCCGCCGGCGATCAATGCACGTGTCGAGACGGCGGCCACGAGCAAGTTTTTCCGCGAGGTCTGGTCAAGTGGCCGAACACTGGTTACCGCCGACGGCTGGTTCGAGTGGGTCAAAGACCCTGACGACGCGAAAATAAAGCAGCCCTACTACATCCGTCGCCGCGACGGCGAGCCGCTGTGGTTCGCCGCCCTGGCGAAACTGGATCGCACCGGGATGAACGAGCGCGACGGCGATGGGTTTGTGATCATCACCGCCGACAGCGACCAAGGCATGGTGGACATCCACGACCGCCGCCCCGTCGTGCTCGAGGCCGACTTGGCGCGGGAGTGGGTGGATCAGGAGACGGCGCCCGAGCGCGCAGAGGAAATCGTCCGCGACTGGGCACTACCGGTCGAAGCTTTCGTGTGGTTCCCGGTGGATCGGGCCGTAGGAGATGTGCGGAACGAAGGGTCCCATCTAATCCAGAAAATCAGCGGCCCGGTTAAATAGCAGATTGATCCTCGCGATCCAGACATCGACTGCTTTGCAGACGCCGCGTTGGTTTCAGCGAAGTCTGTTCTTTCGAACCTCTCAGTGATAGCTTTACAACATCACGCTATGCCGGGGCTGCGATTTACGGAGCGCCGCGAACGGCCAGTTGGATCGTTGCCGCCTGCCCCACTGGACCCAATGGGAAATTGGCAACGCAGTCTGAACCTCCCCGCCAACTGCTACATGAGACCGGGAGAACAGCGAGGGAGGAATGCGATGAGCATTTTCGAACAAGCTGGTTCAGCAGCTTTACCCCAGCGCCTCACGGCGTTCGGCGGCGTGGTTGGCGTGCTTTGCACCGCCGGCCTTGCTCCAGTAACCGCTGTTGTACTGGTGCTTTGCGTCGTCGTTGTTTTAACAAGGGTGTAAGGCTAGGGAGGTCACGGGCGCGGCCGTGACCTCTCGAACCCTTTTCAATCCGTACACAGTTACGGACTTCCACGCATCACTCCATCATATACCCGTTCACAGGTAAGCCCTGCGCTGCGGGCGCGGTCAGCTGCTTCTGCCATTGCTCGACCTTCTGACTCCAGCTCTCCAAGCACGTCGGCAAACACTGCGGCGGCGCTTTCCCTTGCCGCGCGCTCGCCGGCAGTTCCGGCATTACAGGTTGGGAGTAGGGGATTGAGTAGCGAGCCGGCTTGCCTCGCTGCGCAGCCCTGCAGCAACAGACCCAGCATGAGCAGCAGCGCGCCGTAGATCTTTAAGTTCCTCATGGCCTTTCATCCCCTCTTCGTCTGCTACTGCCTGCTGTTTGCGTTCGATGACCCGGACGCCCGTCACCGCCTCTACCTGCTGCAGGGCAATGCCCTCGCCCAGGCGCCAGCCGTTCACCTTCCAGCCGGCCGCGAAGCACAGCGCCGCCAGCAAGCCGTAAATCGTGGACCGCTCCACCAGAGCGCCGATCATGCTTCACGCTCCGAAAGCGCCGCCGCACTCAGCACCGCCAACGGCTCGGCCGGGACCAGCTCGCCTACTGGCCAGCGGTAGCCGGTTACGCGGGTGACAGGGAACGCCGCGATGGTCACGGCATCCGATTGGTTGCCGCCCAGGATCAAAAGGTTGCCGGTCTGGTCGCGGCCTACCGCAAAGCCGACGTGGCCACCGCCCTGCCGAGTGAACACCACAATGCAACCTGGTACTGGCAGCGCCAAGTGCTGGCCCCAGTCCAGGTATGAGCGGGCACTTTCAAAGCGACTGGAGCGGATGCCGACGCGTTCCAACATTGCGCCCACGAAGGCGGCGCACCACGGCGTCTCGTCATCCTTGATTCCGCCGCGCTTGATGTCGCGCCACATCTGCAGGATCTCGGGGTTATGATCCCGCCCAGGAACCTCGGTCAAACCGAGCAGCTTGCGAGCTTCGGCGATCCATACGGGTTCGGTTGTGTGCATCACATTTTCTCCAGGCACAAAAAAACCCGCACAAGGCGGGCTGGATGATTTATAGCGATATAGGGCTTACTTACCGGCGGGACTAGTGGCCGAGCTGTACGCGATGCTTCCATTAACAGAGGGGTCAGGCCGGCTGATCACCCCAGCATTCATAAGAAATTGCGCGTCATCTCCACCTTCAAGCGAATCACTTGCAACTATACACCTCGCACAATTCCTTCTTGCAGGCGACAGAAGTGTATAGATAGCTTGAAACTGAACAGGTAATGACCCAACTGATTGAGTGTGAAGAGTTTTTTTGATTCTTCACTTTTTTTGAATAAAGCGTACGGAATTGAGCAAGCGCGATCCAAGGCGGCGATAGAGTCTTCTTCCAATGAAAATCCAGCAGGAAAGAACAGCAAGGTTGTAACACGCTGGGAGCGGATCGCTTCTAGCTTTTGGTCGATAACGCCTTCTTGAATCCCGGATATCGAAAGCGCGCGCCGGTACTTCTCCATGGATATTAACGGAGCGTAAACCAACTGAACAGGAAGGTCCCGAGGATTATTTGGGTCCATGTCACATGAGTTCGAAAGTAAAACTCCCGATACATTTCTACTAACCCCATTTGCAATATCGTAGTAAGGGATATTGCTCCAACAATCACCTTGCAGCGTCTCACTCGGGTAGAGAGAAGTATAGATATTGCTCTCTGCAGAAAACCCGTTCAAAGCCCGAGCTAACTCACCTTTCTGTTCATCCGTCAAATAGAATGGAAGGAACTGCTCAGCCTTAAAACTACCGATATCCATATCTTCTACTACTAAATAAGCAAATCCAAGAAATTCTCGTCTAGTACCCTCGCAAAGTCATACCCTAACGACTCTTGGGAGCCTGCAATCCCTTGTACAAATTTCAAAGACGCAGCAGTGAGCTTTTCGCTATTAGTGACGAATGAAGCCTTAGAGATGGCTCTAAACTCGACTCCATCAGAGGTGCTACCTCCAGTGTCAAATTGAATCGGGCCATTGGCTAGTTTACGCGATTGCGCCAACTCCAAACTTTCTATCTGAGCAGTATAGGCAGCGATACCGAAAACCATCGCTGCGCTCCAAGTGGCATAGGTTTTAGGTGAATATCTAGCAGCGTAACTACTCATAACGTGGCTCCAGCCAATTTAAGGCAAGTGGAGTGAGCGAGGAAAAGAACAGCTTCTTGTTAGCAGAATGGATACTATCCGCTCTATCCGGTAACGCCATCAAAAACTCTTCGGGCGACTCACTATCAAGATCGAGGACTGTGTCGATATCTACGATAGATCCAGCAAGGGGGCTTTCCGTACCAATGAGATGTGTAGACGCATTCGAAACAAGATTTACAATATGATTATAATTATCGGCTCGTATATCCGCTCTGACCTGAAAATCATTCACCCCTGCTTTAGCCCCACCAATCACAATTGACAAATCGAATATATCGGCAGGCAGCATGCCAGACTCGTCGGAAATCAAGTCAACGTATTTCATGGAGCATCGACTTATGGAGGTGATAAATCCGCTCTTACAGACTAGAGCAAAAACGTCTAAAACCGCCGAGCGAAGTGCACTCCAGCCAGGGTATGGGAGCTTACTTGAAACGGAAAAGACATGATCACCAACAAACAACCAGAACGAACCCCAAGAAATCCGAATCAATGGTGCATAACGGAAATTAGGATCATTTTCCCTAAACTCCTTAGGAATGTTCATAACAGGCATATGTTCGATGACCTTCTCGCCAGGTAACGAACTGTAGAGAAAACCTGGCAGAATGCTCGAAACGGGGCTATCAGCTTCGAACCTCATTTCGAACACAGCATCGATTAACGGTTCGCGCATAAGTTTGGTTGGCACCGTTGGCGCCTGCTTGGTCACGTTCACGATCTAACCTTTTGTGCGTCCTGCAAAAACAAGGCTGGCGATCCCTTTATGGGGTTTTAGCGCCACCGCTGTCAAGCGGGCGTGGATTCTATTAGAACAGGGTCACCATGTCGACGCTTGACTAAGAGCCCGGTTCCATAGGAAACAGACGTAGCTCGCCATTTCCGTGGAGCAGTACTAACGGACAGCGAACTTGCCGAGGCTGAGCTGCTCCGACCGAATGATGTCGGGGCTGTAGTTCGCGAGCCTCAGACGTCTACGTCGTAATGCGGCAGCTCAGGCGCCGGCCCGGTGATGGTGCCGTCGGCGATGTAGGCTTTGCTGCCCACCGGCACGTCGATGCCGCGCACGGTGATGCGGGTGCCGGTGCGCAGCTCCACCTCGCTGAGCCCTGATGTGGAATCGATGCTGCGTACCGTTGCGACCGTGCGCACGCCACCAGGCAGCAGGCCGATGAAGCGCTTCCAGGGGTTCGTCGTGGCCATCAGTGGTGGCGCTCCAGTTTGATCTGCTGTTTCACCCGCACCGCGCCGGTGCCCTCGGCACTGATATCCACCGCCAAGCACAGCCCCACCCAGGCGCCGGAAGACTCCGGCACGCGGCAAAGCTGCGCCGGCAGCACCAGGCCGACGCCGTGGTCATCGTTCACCGGGAACAGCGGGATGGTGAAGCTGACGATCTCAATGTTGCCGCCCTTGCTGAGCTCGTGAATGCCACGCGCCTGGTTGGCAGGCTGGTCAGTTAGCCAGTCCTCGAACACGTCCGGCGTCGGATTGTCGCCAGCGGTGCCCGCGCGGCGGACAAGCATGCTCACGCCGTGCGACGTGCCCGAGGTGTAACAGGCGTTCCAAGCCGGTTGCGGCGTCCACTCGCCGCCCAGCTCGGTCATCATCGCCGGCGGGATGATGCGGCTGATCGGCGTGTCGACATCTTCCCAGGCCCAGGGCGGCGCCGGGTAACGTGGCACCACCTCCAGCGCATCCGCATCCCGCGTGGGGCGCACCACCCCGCCTACCGTTTCGGCGAGCCGGGCGATCACCTGCATGGCGGTCTGGCTCTGGTAGCTGAAGGCACCGGCCGGGAGTGTCCAGTCGGTCGCCTGCCAAGCCAGGGTGAACCCCGTGTTCAGCAACTCAGCCTCGGCCGCCTGGGCGGCGTTGATCGGTGCATTGTTCAGGCTGGTGCGCAACGGCGCATAGGGCGCGGCCAGTAGCTGCGGACGGGTTGCCCCGTTGATGCTGTAGGCCTCCGCCGGGAAACGCAGCTGCCGACTGTAGCGCTCGACCAGCACCACCCATTTCCAGCCGTTGATATCCAGCTCGACCGTCTTGGCGCCGCCGGCATCAGGGCGAACAAGGTCGAGGGCGGCCTGGGTAAAGATGTCGGCGCTGAAGTTTGCAGT